ACGACTATCCGTTGCCATATCTCACGGGAAGCTATGGGGACGTGGCAGCGGGGGTGTCGGAGATGCTCGCGAAGGGGCTCACGCGATTGACGACGGGGAAAAAACCATAGTCCGTTGAGGGTGTTCAGCGGTCGAGAAGTTCAACCTCGCTCAAGCCCTCTTCTGGGCTAAGCTGTACCCATGCGGTAATTGTGCAGTTCCACACTTGTCGGTAGCTGCTTGAACCCTCCCAAGCTCGCATGCGATCATACTCACCAGCGCGCTCTGGAGATGTGTCTTCGCGTAATAGGGGGTGCGGTACCGTAAGAGCAGGCCGCCAGAGCTTATCCATTGAGTGCCGCCACAGCAAGATTGAGGTCGCGAAACTCGGTTCGGACGCGCCGAGCTAGGATGTCAAGGCGGTTCTCAAGTTCAACGCACGCAGCGGCTCTCGAGCGGCCAGAACCTTGAATGGTGATTGTAGCCTTCGTGCCATGGGAGAGCTCGATCTCACGCGTGGTAGCAATGGTCATGATGCCATTGCTCGAGGTAAGGGTCCATTCTACTCTAGCCATTGACTATAAACTCTTGCGAATGATGGCTTTCCTTGATTGCTCATGTTCGGTTAGTTCCCCTGAGCTGCGGGGTCGTACTTCATCCCGGCGTCGTACGCCGCCGCCAGCGCTGCTGCAAATTGCTCTCTATTCAATGCGACAAGATCCACCATCGGATCAGCCTCAAATAAACGAGTGCTACAGCATTTACCATACTCCACGGCTCTTGAGGAAAGGCCGCATTGCATGTCTTCCAATGACATATCCATTTTGCCAATAATCATGATCTTCCCAATGTGGCAACGCCATAGACAGCTTGTACTACTCCAGCGATTGGTGTAACGAGCGAGGCAACTTCGACGCAAGCGCCGATGATCTTGAGTGCGACGGTCCAGAAGCTTGCCGAGGGCATCCAACCGCAGTCCTTGTAAACTTGGACGAGCTGAGCGCGCTGGGCATCGGAGCACGAGAGGAAGTCTTCCCAGTCCGCGGCGGTGAGATGGGTCGCTGAAGCCAGCGATGCAATCGTAGTTTGAAGCTCAAGACTCGGCTGATACATTGTCATCCCCTTTCAGGAGTCCTCCACGCTCATCACCGCCAATGCAATAGTGGACCCAAAGTTCACCGAGTGCATAGGTGGCACTGCGGTTTAGGAAATTGTGAGTGTCTGAGAGGCGTGTGGCGACGAGCCATCCTTCATCATTGGGCGTGATGAGCGAAACTTCTGTACCTTGAAGCTCATTCACGACAAGGGGGTTCTGAGTCACGAGGAGCACTTGCTGCACATCGGAAGCTCGGCGCAGCATGGCGATCTTGGCAGGAATGTCGGTTGGATAGACGTCGAGCTCTGGGTTTCGAAGGCAGCACACCTGTACGCCGTTGCGTGCGGCGGATAGGCGGATAGCCTCCGATGCGACTTCGAGAAGAGCAAGGCGCGGGCCGATGAGGCAGTGCAGGGGGGTGAGCTCAAATCGGACGTCACGGATGGCGCCGTAGTTCGTGATGTGAAGATTGGTCAAGGCGTGCATTGAATCCCTCCATCGGGGAGTGGTGTTCCGGTTTGGGCGAGGACGGCGACGGTAGCGTAGTAGGCCCCCCTTTCAAGAGCTCGGGGGACGCTGGTGTTTCCGCCTGCGTCGATCGCGCAGTAGGCTTGAGCGTTGAGAGACGCTGCCTGCTCAAGCAACGTGGTGCTCTGCGCAGGAAGGCTTGGAGCACAGTTGTCCAGAAGCGCGAGGAGCACAGCAAGCATAACGAAGAGGCAGAGGGCAATCCAGCCTCTCTCAAGATCCTCGCGTTCGATGACTATTTTGAACACGGATTCTCTCCTTCAAACGTGTGCATGGGGCAATCTGACTGTTCAATGAGAATGCAGCGTCTGTTCAGCTTTTGAGCAGCAACGCCGGTGCTGCCACTACCTGCGAAGAAATCTACCACTAAGTCATCAGGGTTACTTGACGTTTCAATCATGATCTCCGCCAGGCGAGAGGGCTTCTCCGCGGGATGGATCTTCCCCTTGAAAAGTTCGGTGACGTCCGTCCAGACGTTCGTGCGGCGAAGGAATTCACTCTTGGCTGGATAGTCCGCGTTGTAGCCTGCGTAACCTCGTTTCTCGTCGAGGAGCGGGATGTTGAACGTTTTGGGCTTTTCTCCCTTCACGAGCATGGCGCACTCCTCTCGGGTGAAGAGATAGTCATCCTTTTTGCCGTATGCTCGACGCTTGCGCCACGTGATCACGTTATAAAGTGTAAGAATGCCGTTACCCTCTACCGTACTTAGCCATGTGAAAAATGGCCTATTCCCTGGCGTCCCTATTCCACCCCACACATACGCCGTCCCACCCGGTTTTAGCAATTTCTCAAGGAGCAGCTGTATATCGTAGTAGGAGGACGCGCGATCCCATTTTTCTCCTAGAATACCCCCGTATGGGGGGTCTGTCACGACCAAATCAATTTGAGCCGCCTTCCATTTGGCTGTTACGTCAAAGCAATTGCCTCGAATAACTTTCATGATGTAGCTCCTTGAAAAGCCGCAACGAGCGCGGCAAGAGGGTCTTCTGCTCCTCGATTCTGCAAGTCGTTTCCGAGGGATGCCGTCCCTTCTGACGTTCCGATGATACTTGAAATCGTGTCAATCTTCGCGATGACGGCACCTGCAATGAGCTCATCTAGTGTGCCGCGAGCGATGAGGTATTCGATGAAGACAGGTTGAGTTTGGCCGAAGCGGTCAAGGCGCGCTTCGAGTTGAAGTAGCTGGTGGGGAACATAGACGAGCTCGAGGACAACGCCGTGCGAAGCGTAGGTAAGGTCAATCCCGGTGCTACACGTATCGATGGTACAAGCAAGGATGTCCGGTTTGGAATCAATGATGGTTTTGCGCTTGGCAATTGGGACGTCGCCGTTGATAAGGCCAACGTTCATGATGCCTGCTTCGACCGCGGCGTTGATGACCATCTCGGCGACTGCGCGGCGGTAGGTGAAGGCGATTACCTTGTTGCCAGCACGGGCATGCTCAAGGACGAGCTCAATCCCCTCTTGAATCTTGCCGTCAGCGGCAATGTTGAGGCACTGGCGAAGAGCACGGCGGTTTTTGAGAGTCTCGGTGGAATACTGCATGCGGTATTTCTTGGAGACGTCAATTTCGATGATCTGCCGGGTCTTTTTGGGGAGCTCGAGCTTTACGTCTTCCTTGGTGCGACGGAGCATGAAGACTTGAGCTCGATCGTGGAGCTCCTTTTCATGGGACGCGCCGTCGAAGTTCCAGACCATTTTGGTTTGCCCAAAGCCGATCTTGATTTCATCTTGATACGCGCCACAGTAGTGGAGGGCGTACTTGAAAAAGGTGCCCATGGTGCCGGGGCGAAGGGTGTCAACGACGTTCCAGAAGTCCTTGGGGCGACTTGTAATTGGTGTGCCGGTGAGACCAATGCGCTGGTGGACGCGGGTGCAGAGTTCCTTGGCGGCCTTGCTGCGACGGGACTTGGGGGTTTGAAGGTAGTGGATCTCGTCGAAGATGACGAGATCGATGAAGGCTAGGTCATGCACCCACGCATGAAGGATATCATAATTGATAATCCAGAAAGTTGGCCGAGCGGTTGGCGTTACAAGTATTGGGAGCTCGTGTTTAGCCCCAGTGTACGGGTTTCTACATCCCCTCGCTTTGATTTTTTCACATAATCGAATCCATGCGCCGTCGTCTCCGCACCATTTCTTGATGTCGCTTGCCCAATGGAGCTTTACGGCATTGGGGCAGACGATGAGGGCGTTCTTGGCGTTGAGGGCTCTTGCGGCGAAGATGGCCTGAGCACTCTTTCCAAGTCCCATTTCGTCAGCGAGTAAGCAGCCTTCTTTGGCATTGTCTTGAAGGAATGTGATGCCTTGGTGCTGATACGAGCGCAAGCGAGGGTCGCTTGAGTGCTCCAACGTGTCGCGCGTTGGGGACTGCGGGGTCGTAACTTCGGCCACGAACATCTTCTTCTCGTCTCGCATGCGTCTCAACGCTGCGGAGACGGCATCGAGACTCCCAACCCACCTTCTCTTCTTCTGATCCCATGAGACCCCAGGGGTTTGCTTGCAAACTTCGATCATCGCGTGGGAGAAAGTCGAGACGATTTCCCAAGGGCCGGTTTCTATCGGCCGCTCGGCGTATATGGCCATGGTAGGGTTCCTTTCCGCACGCCTCGCCTGCGCTAGTTGACAAGGCAAGCGCTACCGTGCCATGGTTGCCTCGAGCCGTCAAGCGTACGGTTCGAAAGAGAAAGGACAGGTACTTATGTATAGCGGGGTTGAGTATGCCAATGAGAGGGTGCTCCGAGAGCTTAGGGGTAGAGTAGAGGAGCTCAAGCGCGAGAACGAGCGGCTTGGTCGGAACCTGGCGGCGAGCGAACTTGCGAACAGTCGACTTGCGAGAGAGCTTGCAAGTTTCAAAGAGCCTTCGAAGGACGAATGTAACGTGAAGGTGCATGAATGAGCACTAAGAATACCTGCGCATATTGTGGTCTCGACTGCGCCGCGTTCGCGATTGAGGTGAAGAGCGTGTGGTACTGCTCTTTCTATTGTTCGCGCATGGCTGCTGAGACGACACCAACGCCTGCGGAACGAGAAAAGGCTGCAAAGAGGTTCGTCAAGCGCGCAAAATTGAAATAAGCAGCGAACAGTCACGATTCACAACTAGAGGTAATTCGATGGTGGATTCTAAAGATCCGCAGTTGGGCGTCGTCGACTTTTTCAAGCCTGACAGCACGGATCTTCCTACGAAGCGCGTTACGCCGTTGCCTACAGCGATCACGAAGCCACTGTTTCCGTTGACCGACTTGGGGAACGCACAAAGGCTCGTGGCATGGTACGGGGATGCTCTTCGATACGTGCCGGAGTGGGGGACGTACTTGATCTTCGAAGATGGGTACTGGAAGCAGGACAAGGCCGGGGTGCGAGTTCTTACCCGAGCGATGCACGTGGCGCGGGCAATTGCGAAGGAAGCGCGGTTGGCAACGACGCCCGCGCTTCAGAAGCAGCTCAAAGCATGGTCGAAAAAGAGCGAGGGGGGTCGCTCGATTCGAACGATGGTGGACTTGGCGAGGGGTATGCCGGGGTTGCTGCTGGATCATGCGGAGCTCGACAAGGACGCGTGGCTGCTTCAGTGCGGGAACGGGACGGTCAATCTGCGGACGGGGAAGATTGTGCCGCTAGCTGCGGGGTCGTACGTAACGAAGACGACGGGGGTTGCTTACGACCCCGCAGCCAAAGCTCCTCTCTGGCAAAAGTTCCTCGAGACGATTCTCCCCAACCCAGACGTGCGCGCGTTCGTTCAACGTCTCGCGGGCTACTGCCTCACGGGTGATGTCTCCGAACGCGTCCTTGTCCTCATGCACGGTCTTGGACGCAACGGTAAATCCCTCATGCTTCACGTCCTTCAAAGCGCGATGGGAGCCTACGCCACGACCACGATGCCCACGTTGCTCATGGCGAAGAAAACGGAGGGGCATTCCGCCGAAGTCGCTCACCTCTTTGGCGCACGCCTCGCGGTCACCTCCGAAGTGAAAAAAGGCCAAGCCTTCGATGAGGAGAAGGTCAAGCGCCTAACTGGTAACGACATCATCACCGCTCGGGGGATGCGCCAGGACCCATGGAGTTTTGAGCCGACCTTCAAGCTCGTCGTGCTCATGAACCACAAGCCCCAGGTCCGAGACTCCTCAGACAGCATTTGGGATCGCATTGTCCTCGTGCCCTTCGACGTTCGGATCAAGGACGCGGATGTAGACCGTGGGCTCTTCGACAAGCTCAAGGCGGAGCTCCCAGGTGTGCTCGCATGGGCTGTTGAGGGGTGCCTGGCGTGGCAGAAAGGGGGCCTCGCAATCCCAGACGCGGTCAAAGCCGTCACGAAGGAATACCGCCGTGAGGAGGACATCATCGGACGATTTGTAGATGATTGCTGCTCTCTCCACCCACTGCAAACTGTCTCAGCAGCCAACCTTGCAACAGCAGCGAATGAATGGACCAAAGTTCAAAGCTTGTTCACGTTCAACTCAAAAGCTGTCGCTGAACGTTTGAAGGAACTCGGGTGCACTGAGTACCGTACAGGCAAAGGTCGCTACTGGCGCGGAATTAGCTTGACTTCGGAAAAAAAGGAGCCGGAAAAAGCCGCCGTACGGCTGAGCAAAGACCCGTCCAGGATTGGAGATGTATTGCGCAATGTAATTCCGATCGAAAATCACCCGAAAAAACCCGATCCAAAATGAAATGCAAGGAAAATGATCGCAGTGCTGACGAGTGACGCGAGTGACGCGACTACGCATTGCGTTGCTCTGACACAATGCGTAGTCGCGTCACTGGCGTCACCGGTCTCATCTGTGGAGACCCCTTGTTTTCGGCTCTAGTGACGCGAGTGACGCGAGTGACGCCAGATCTGTTATCGCTCCATACAAAGCCGGCAGAGGTTGCTTAGAAGTGTTGATCCCTACGCCAATAGCGAAAGTGCCGTCACTCGCGTCACTCGCGTCACTACCCCAAAACCCTCGGGTGGAACGACACATCGGTTTCTGTCAAGCGTTTGAAAATAAGTGGGACAGTGTAGTTTTTATGACGCACGAACCTCTTGCAGAGCTCTATAGAACATGCCAGACTGCCCTCGTTGAGTTGACGCGGGTCCCCTTTCCCCTCGTCAGTCTCGCGCTCCCGGTCCGGGTAGGGCACTGCGCCGCCGTTCGAAGTCATGCTCGGACGGCGGTTCTTTTTTGTCCCCCACATGCGATTTCTGTTGCAGGGCTTGCCTTAGCGATCTATGAATCAAGGCGTTGACGGTTAGCGCCCGTTGGCGGAAAGAAGAGAGGATGATTCAAAAACCCCCGGGGGCGCCCGTGCGCGCTCCAAGTCCCCCGACCCGGCCCGTTGCTGCCGTGGCGGCCAAACCAGCCGCGGTGCCCCCACCAGCACCCGCAATTGCCAACCCGGCACCAGTCGGCGGCAAGCTCGCCATGCTCCCCAAGTTGGCCTCTACGGTGCGCAGGAGCCCGTACGCCTTCGTGCTAGTCCTTGGCCCTCCCAAGGTCGGCAAAACGACCGCATGCGTAGGGAGCGCCCCTGGGCCCGTTTACGTGATCAATTGTGAGCGAGAAGACGATCTCGTTCCCGCTAAGGAAGTCACCGATGACTTCCTCCACAATGAGGTGACATCCATACGCGAGTTCGACCAAGCCTTTGCAATCGCTCAGCAGCTAATCAAGGAGAAGCGTATAAAGACAGTAGTCCTCGATACTCTCTCCGCGTTCTCAGAGACATTATCCGAGGAGTGTCTTCGTGCCTCGATCGGTTCGTCGGGCCTTCCCGACGGGCGCAAGGCGTGGCCCGAATATCTGAAACGTCTCTCCAACGTCGTCGCGCGGCTCTACCGTTTGAGTCTGTCCTGCCACGTGATCGTCGTCTCTCACTTCCAGGACTTCACAACGACCGAAGATTTAGACGGGCAAGGCAAAAAGATCCCCAAGGTTGGTGACGGGATCGTTCCACTCCTTTACGGGCGCGCTCGACAGGTCATTGGCGCCATGTTCAACAATGTAGTATTCCTCGACTCCACAAAGGGGGAACGCATGTTCCTTACCAGCATAGAAGGGGTTTGGGGGATCGGATGTAGATACATCAAAGGTGTTGAGAAGATACCAGCGGACATCAAGGTGCTGCTTGAGCACATGAAGCTTGGAGAACGAGTATGACCAGAGCGATTTCTAGCAAGTACGCGGCCGCTGAGGAAGACAACAGAATGCTGACGGACGCCTGCAAGCGGCAAAAGATCGAAATTGCAGCACTTGAGGCTGAGAAGCGCCAGCTACTTGATCACATCGCCGATCTTCAGAAGAAGCAAGATTCCATGTCTGTACCAACACCCTCTGACATTGAAAGAGCAGCGGGTTCTTTTACTCGATGGCAGCACGCCTGCATCGTGCTCGGTGACGCAATGTGCAAAGTTGATGATCTATACGATGGGGGAGACTCGGATGCGCTTGAGAGCATCTCAAGTGCATATCGTGTAGCTTCGTCTCGTCGCGACGAGTGTATTACCAAACTTTCGTCCCTATTCACCGGTAAATAGACTAGGGAGCCACGGTAACGTTACTCAAAACAAGGAAACAGAAATGCCCTCAGAAGAGACTGTGAATTTCACTCCAGTATCGTATGACATCGACAAGCTTCCCCCAGAGGCCCCCGATGGCCATTGGGACTTCCGTATCAAGGCGGCGAAAATCCGTGCGACCAAGCCTGAGAAGGGCGCCTACCCCATGATCGAGCTCGTTGTCATGCTCGACACGGCGCACGACGCGGAGAACAAGCCGTTTGAGGGTTCTGAGCTCCGAGAGTGGCTTGTGTTCTTCCCAGAGGACCACAAGGCAGCTCGTCAGGGAAAGCAGAAGATGCAGCGATGGGTTGACGCTTGCCGCATCGAGCGGGAAGTGATCCCTAAGGCCATTCGAACTCCGGCGGACTTGCAACCGCTCGTCCAAGCGCTTGAGGACAGCACACTCGAGGGTTGGACTGTCCAGCGCAAGGACAAACAAAACGGTGAGCTCCGAGCTACAATGCAGCTCACTGAGCCGACCGGCTTGAACCTTGCCGGATTGCCGCCTGTCGAGGCGCCGAGTGCAATCGAAGAGGAAATAGAGGAAGAGGAAGAGGAAGAGGAGATCGAACCACCGCCTCCCCCTGTCAAGAAGAAGAGCAAGAAGTAACCTCGCACTTTCGTTGCTGCTCTGCACGCCACCAACGCGGCGGCGTGCGGAGTGAAAACGAGAGAGGGTGCACGATGAGTTCTAGTAGAAGAAGACCCTCCAAGAGAGTGGGCAGGGCTCGCTTGTGCCATCAAGAGCCATTCAGAGAACCCAGTCGCATTTTCGACGACGATGGGGATTGCTCTACGGGCGCGGACCTTTGCACCGCGTGTGGGTGTACGCGTGAGCAGCATCTCTATGACAACGAGTGTTCAGAATGCGGATGTGAGGAGTTCACCTCATGACGGGTCGTTACCTTGTAGAGCTGCATCAAATATACTCTATAAAGAGAGGATCTTCCAAGCCATGATCAAACGAGCACTTATCATTGACACGGAAACGACCGGCCTTGACCCCCAAAAAGACAAGGTCATTGAAGTCGCATGTATCCTCTATGACTTGGAGTTCGCTGCACCGATCGCGTCATTCGCGAGTCTCATCCAAGCAGATTCGAATGAGGCAGTTGGCACGAACCACATTCCTCCGAAATTGTTGAAGGATGCGCCCGCAGCCCCAGAGGTGTGGGGCACAGTCGACCGTGATTTCTTTCAGCGCGCCGATGTGGTTCTCGCGCACAACGCTTCTTTCGATCGCGCATTCGTCCCTAAGTTTAGGAGTCAACTCCTCGGCAAGCCTTGGGTCTGCACCATGAACCATGTTGAATGGCCCCAGCCGTGCTCTTCGAAAAGCCTCGTTGCCATCGCTCTAACTCACGGCGTTGGGATCGTGCAGGCCCACCGCGCCTTGGCTGATTGTGACATCATCGCGCGGTTGCTCACTCGCGTGTATGAAATGGGTACGGGCCCGTCGTTCGACTTGCAGAGGATCATCGCAAACGCCATGCGCCCTCGCGTCAAGGTTGTAGCGTGGGTGCTGTACGAGCAACGGGATCTCGCCAAGCAAGCCGGCTTCACGTGGGATACCGAGCACAAGATTTGGTGGCGTGAAGACTTCGTTGACAATGTGGAGAAATACCCCTTCAAATGCAGACGGCTAGAAGGAAGAGGCAAGACATGAAACTGCCAGCGATCATGTATACAGTAAGGCAGATTACAAGAAGAATTGACAGATCAGCGCAACTACAACTCGCACGGCGGGCGCCTAAGACCGCAGACGAATTGGAGCTCTACGAAACAACATGGCAGCCATCTGTTACAGCCGGTATATTGACACTTGAAATCACCGACCCTGAGCTAGCGAAGCAGTTCGAGTTAGGCCAAGTGCTTTGGCTCAAATTGGAATCCGAGCGCTAGGAAGTCATGACCTACGACCCCGTAGCCCATGGCGCTCTCTGCCACCTATGCCCCATGCAGGGTCAAAAGGTCGTACCCCCCAAACCCAACATTTCCGGCAAGCGACCCAATCTCATTATCATCGGCGAAGGACCAGGCAGGTATGAAGAAGTCAAAGGCGAGCCGTTCATCGGCCCATCGGGGCTCTTCCTCAACGAGACACTCAACAAGGCAGGCATTGATCGTTCGCGAGCGTGGATTACGAACTCAACTCTCTGCCGCCCTGAGACAGATCGAGACGCTGATGCTGGCGCAGCGTGTTGTGGTCCTCGGCTCTATCGTGAGCTTCGCCGCGCTCCAGCGGACGCCCCTATTCTTTGCCTTGGAAAACCTGCGACCCGTTCTGTCCTCGGCACTTCGTCAATCCTTTACGCGCGCGGCTTCATTTGGACTGCGCCCCAACTAGATCCTGCTCAAGTTTCCGCAGCGCGAAATCGAGTCACGAGCAACAAGAGACTAGGACTTGCCAAGAACCCGTGGATGCGGCGGCTCCAATGCTCTGACGCCGAGCGCCCACACGTCGTCGCGGACCTTCGCGCAACCGCACTTGAGGGTCGAGCGCAACTCGCCAGTCGGACCGTCCTCCCAACGATTCACCCCGCGTTCGTCCTACGCCTCGAGACTTGGAAGTGCCTCTTTGAGATCGATCTCAAGCGCGCCGGTCGAGTCCTACGCAAAGAAATCAGGCAAACGCACGACAAGGGTCGCCACGAGATTGTCCGCACGGCACCGCAGCTCAAGCGAGCTCTCGCAAGCCTCGGGGGTGTGGTCGGGTTTGACATTGAGACGGACGGCATCCACCCTCTAACCGCCAACACTCTCTGCTTGGGGCTCTCCGATGGCCCTCACACCTTCGTCATTCACCCGTGGGAGCCCAACCGTGACCTTGCCACGCTCAACGCGTTCTTCCAATCAGGCCGTATCTTCGTCGGGCACAACGTCTATTCGTTTGACTGCCCCACAATGGTCTGGCAGTTCAGCACGGATCAAGGCAAGCTGCATCGGCTCGAGAAAACTGGTATTGTCTTCGATTACAGCAAGGTCGAGGATACGCTACTTGCACATCATGCTTACGCGAGTCATTTACCGCAGCGTTTGGACCAGCTGGTATCCGAATATCTGGATTCTGCACCTTGGAAGGTACGTTTTGGTCGACGCGGCGGTGATGAAAAAGGTGTGGCGCCGCATCAAATGGAAGTCGAAGAGTTGGCTCTCTACAACGCAGCGGACGCGCGCCTTACCATCCGCACATGGCGACGGATGCAAGCCGACCTTGCCAAAGAGCGAACCATCTACGAAGACGACAAGCGCCTCGCCCGCATGTGCTCTCGCATGCACAAGAACGGAGTATTTGTCGATCAGAGCCGCCGGAAGTACCTCTCGGGAAAGCTCCGATTGAAAGCCACACGACTCCTCTCTGACATGAAACGGCTCACGGGGCGCCAAGATTTCTCTCCTATGAAGCTTGATGACTTGCGCTCGACACTCTTCGGCGCCTTCCGCGCTCCCATCATGCGCTACACGCCCACTGGACTTGCCTCGACGGGCGCTAGCGTCATGCAATCCCTTCGGGGGCAAGACACCAGAGCTGGCAAGCTCGCGGGGCTCGTCCTCGACTACCGCAGTGCGATCAAGATCCGCGTCACGTACCTCGAGAACCCAATCATCTACCCCGACGGGCGCGTGCACCCAAATTGGAAGCCGTTCGGTACGGTCTCGGGGCGCCTCTCGTCTCCCCACCAGCAACTTCCCCGGGTCACTAATCCAAAAAACCCTGCGCTCGAGGACCGTGTTCGGGAAATCTACTGCGCCAAGCCCGGCTACGTGATCTTCCACTTCGATATCTCCCAAGCAGAGATGCGCTGTGCCGCCAATCTCTCTGGTGACCCTGTTTTCATGAAAGCAGCCGCGGAGAAGGACGTCCACGTTGCCAACGCCAAGATCATCTTCGCGAACTTTTCTGGCGCGATCGAAGCGCTCGAAACTGACCCCAAAGGGCGCGGGAAACACTTCCGAGACGTCGCCAAGAACACTGGCTTTGCCGTCAACTACCTCGCGAGCGACGAGACGCTCTTTCTCTGGATGCAAGCCCAAAAGCTCCCTCGACCGATCACGATGCCCGAAGTTCGCATCATGCTCGCTCGGATCCATACTGCCTTCAAAGTTCACTTCCAATACATCGATCGCAACGTCGAATTTGTTCAAAAGCGTGGCTACCTCCGCTCCCCCATCGCGGGACGAATCCGCTGGTTCGGTTGGCACCCTAAGCCGACCGAGGTTGCTAACTTCCCAGTGCAGGCTTGCGTTGCCGACGTCATGAATGAGCGCCTCCCGCGTCTTGAAGTGCTCGTGCGAAAGGCCATTCCTCAAGCTCGATTGATTGAGCAGGTCCATGACGCGGGGGACTTTGAGATCCCCTACGACACCGCAGGCACAATGGCCGAGCTCGTTGCGGAAGTGTGGGACCCCGACGTAGTGCTCCCCAACGGTCGAAGGTTCAAGCTGCCCGTCGATACCAAGGTGGGCGACAGGTTGAGTGAGCTGTGAGATTCAAGAACAGAACGAAAGGAACCTATGAGACGAGTAATCATTGAAAGTCCGTACGCCGGTGATGTGGCGTTGAACATTCGCTACGCTCGCGCCTGCATGGCTGATTCCCTCAAGCGGGGTGAGGCGCCGTACGCGAGCCATTTACTCTACACGCAAGAGGGCATCCTCGATGATTCAAACCTTGAAGAGCGCAAGTTGGGTATCGAGGCGGGAAACATCTGGCGCGAAGTCGCCGATCTTACCGTCTTTTACATGGATCTTGGCATGAGTCCCGGCATGCTCGCCGGGTATGAAGACTCTCTCGAACGTGGCGTGCTATGTGAACAGCGCCAACTAGGCGGAGATTGGTGCAACCTTGGACATTGAACTCTCGCCCGATCAAAGCTCCGTCTTTCGTAAGGTCAACACGTGGATCGAAACTCACCGTGAAGGCACGGGGGGCATCCTTTCGATCGGTGGATTTGCCGGAACCGGCAAAACAACTGTTCTTGGCTGCATCGCCAAGAAATGGCAGCACCGCCGCACCGCCTACGTTTGCTTTACCGGCCGTGCAGTCGTAAACCTCCGTCGAGCGCTCAACACTTGGTCCGTTCCTTTCAACGCTCAGCTCAAGGGGAATATTCTCGGTGCCTATTGCGGCACGGTGCACTCTCTCATCTATCGCCCTTGTGCCTGCAAGGACTACACACCAGCGCAGAGTAAGCAACTTGATTCCCTGCATGGCAGATGTCCTTGCGACGGCTCTGGTTTCGTCAAGTTATCCGCACAACCACCTTTCGAGCTCATCGTCGTTGACGAAGCCAGCATGGTGCACGCAGGCATGGCCGAGGACCTTGAGAGCTACAAGATCCCCATCATCTACGTCGGTGATCACGGACAACTCCCCCCGATTGGCGGCAAGGGTAACAAGATGGCGCACCCCGACTTGCGTCTCGAGACGATCCACCGCCAGGCCGCGGACAATCCTATCATCCTCCTCGCCGATGAGGTACGCCAAACAGGCCTTGTCTCTCCTCATACGATCGCTCGATTCGGTGCGGATAACCGTGTCCTTTTCAGTAAGCGCGCGCACTTGAACGATCACATGCAAGATTTCGCTCGGCGGGCCAGCGACACGATGCGAACATCTCTCGTATGTGGTAACACCCCTGAGGGTACAAGTGGCTTTGCAGCAATCTGTCGAACGAACGCGATGAGACTCGCTCTAAACCGGCAGGTGCGCAAGTATCGACAAGGGGGGCACTACGACACCGCAGTCCAAAATGGAGACTACGTTATTGCTCTCAAAAACAAGCCCCCCATCTTCAACGGCATGCGCGGGATCGTCGAACAAGTCCTTGGGCGAGATCCAATCACGACGCATCTTCGTGTACGCTTCGACGATCTTCCGCACACTTGCGAAATGTTCGCTTGCAATTTTCAATTCAATCGAGAGAGGACGTTTGGCAACGCCTTAGAAATGGCGACTGCCGCGAAGGCAGCCGGTATCGATGCGTCCACCATCTCTAAGTGGGGTAGTTTGATCGACTACGGTTATGCTATGACCTGCCACAAGGCCCAAGGTTCTCAATTCGGTACGGTTCTAGTCTATCCCGACGGTAGAATGGACCCGAACGAAGATGACACGAAGCGGTGGCTTTACACTGCTATCACACGTGCGAAGTCACATCTCATTTACACTATTTGAGGAAAAGAAAAATGGCAAAAAAGACTGGTACGGTTGATGAGGCCAATACGACGTCGCCTGTCAAGGCGCAACCGTCGATCGAGGAGACTGTCTTGGCTCTTGAGAAGATTGTGGAAGACATTGAAGGTCGCCTCACCGGTACACTGGCTGCTTTCATTCAAAATGAGCGAGAGGCCACGGACGTGCGCCACAAAGCCGCTGACGACCGCGACGAGCGGCGCACCAAGGCGATTGAGGCTGCCGTGCCCTTCAATCAGGAAGCTGCCGCGGAGCGCGATCGAAACCGTACCTGTGCGATTGAACGTCACGCCCTCGCCCTTGAGAACCTTGCGGGCTCCGTGCAGTCCTTCGTGCAACTCTACCGAGATTTTGCAGATCCCATTCGACAACAAGGTTAGACGGCCGAGCGTGTTCGTAGTAAGCTCTGCAACATGGCTCGAGTAACCGTTGCTTACGAGACCGCAGTTCCAAGAGGCACTAGGGAGGCCGCGGCGGTGGTGTCCACTACCGCCGTCGCAGTTGCAGCTCCTCTTGCACAAGCAGCTGCAACACCAGTCGCACAATCACCGGTACAGCCCTTCACCCAGGTCGTTCGAGATCCGGTCAAGTATCAGGCGTACCTCGAAGCCGCCCGTGCCATCGGGCCTATCCACGACTCCGCGCGCCTCCACGCTCTCTGTCGCGGCCAAATGGAACGCGAAAACAAGGAAGTCTTCTATGTACTTTGCGTCGACATGCACCTGCACGTGGTGCATTTTGAGGAACTCGCTCGAGGTAGCAAAAGCTCGGTCGGTATCGAAGTTGAGGACATTTGGCAGCTACTCGCGCTTACGCGACCGCATGCGTTTGCGGTTGCTCATTGTCACCCTTCAGGTAATGCCCGACCGTCACGAGCCGACCGATCTATGACGAGAGAGATTCGTAAATCTGCAAAGCGACTCTTTCCAAATACACCAATGCTTGACCACATAGTTGTGGGACAGCGCGAGTACTATTCGTTCGTCGACAACAACTGGGAGTAGACAATGCCTGATAGTGATGTGACGTTGCAAGATGCAATTTATGCCAAAGCAGGTTTGACCGAGCTCGAAATCGGCAAGCACCTTGAGCTCACCATACGTTCAGCCGCGGGCGGCAAAGTTTGGGTCACTGGTACTGATGACAGGGGCACCCACAATGTCTTTGCTCAGTTTGAATCCGATACACTTCCAGGGGACATCGATATCTTCCTTGTACCCACTGTGACTGGACAGTTCTATCGGCGCATCACCGTCAACCGTCAGTTCGTGCAGTCTTACATTGATCTTGGAATGAGCCAAATTCGGTTTATCGCCGCCGTCGCCGAGCGCTACGCTGAAACCGCTATGTTGCACGGGTTTGTCTACTGTGAAGGTGACTCCTGCACCGCGCTTACCCACGAGGATGACGAGAAGTGCCGCGTGTGCGGCGCGCCTCTCAGCACTGGGGAAGAGGACGAGGACGAGGACGAGGACGAGAGTGCGGAAGAGCTTCCCGAAACAGACGTCGCCACGAATGGGACTTCACCGCTTGCCGCGAGTACCCCTCCATCACCACCCATTGCGCCAGCTGTTGAACTGGTAGCTCCTCCCGGTGTTACACTCTAGGGCATGACCATCACCTGTGCCTATACCGTCACGTGCGCCGGAACGAGAACAGCCGCGAGCATTGCTACCGCCCTCGCGGCTGTTCCGCTCGACACGAGCCTTCTAACGCTCACCGGCCTTACATTGAACTCCGATAGCACTGCCGCGGGCGGCACTAACGCCGTCCGTACGATTGTGCTCAACAAACCCGCCGCATTTCTTGCGCAGTTTCCAAACGCCGCGTCTCAAGCGAACGCGGTGGAAGGCTGGATGACAGGGATCATCTCACGTGCACTGCGCACACCTGTTGCAGAGTCCGCCCCAGTGATTACGTAGGAGCCAACATGCCGACCGAAGACGACGAGATTGAGTTTGAGGAAGAGGAAGGGGCAGAAGAGGAAGAGGAGAGTGACCCGGCGACGGCCGAGCACGAGAGTAGCCCTCCACCAAAGAAACGCGGTCGTAAACCCGGATCGCGCAACAAGCCCAAAGGCGTGGCGCCGCAAGCGCTTGGCGCTGCGCCACTGCCCCCCGCCGGCATTCATTCGGTCAGCGCCGGCGAGCCTGATCCTGATAGCCCCCCAACGTGGGGGGACGACCCTCGAACCGTGTGGCCTCTTCTTGTCGAGTACTGCATTTCTCACGGATACACGAACGTCCCCGATGCCGTCTCGATCAACGTCTCGCGACAGTCCTCGAGTCCCGGGTACACGGGCCCCATGCAGGCCCTCTCGTCGATTCCTGTGTCAGCTGTCCTTGGCGACGAGCGTACCGATCCCGGTGAAGCGCTCATGCGCTACATCATTCAGGTCTACCACCTCGGGTCCGATCGCCCGGCGCGCTACGAACTTCGGTTTCTCTACCGCCCCAATCGCTCAAGGTTGATCAAGATCGCGCACGTTGATCTTGCTGATCCGCGGGAAATATCAGCGGCGCAAAGTCGAGCGGCCAGCATGCAAGCAGCGCAGGCGTACCAAGGCCCCTCGACATATGGGATGGGTGCGTGGCCCCAACCAGCGCCGCCGCAAAGTTACCCCACGGTGCCAACCATACCGCGAGACGCACCGCCACAGTCGCAGCATGCGCCTAGCCCCGGGCACAGCGGTGGGGGCGATCCTGGCGTTCAGCAAGCCGTCGAGGGTATGCGCCGCGAGCTCGCCATGGTGTTCGGTGCTATGTCAGCGCAGCAGCAAGCAGAAGCCGCCCGGCAGCTTGGCATGGGTGCGCCCCCTCTCGCCCCTTCCACTCCTCCCCCGCTGCCCTGGTCTCAGTCGCAGCCTCAAGCGCAAGCAGAAATGATCGCGTCCACCGTCGCGGCGACGTTGAAAGCGTTGGGGTTTGGGCCCCAAGTTCCGCCGCCAGTACCTCCTGCTGTGGGTGTTGGCGCGCCACCACCATCGGCTGCTCCAATGGTGCCCGCATTCAACCCCTATCTCGTCGCGCAGCAAACAGCACCGACGCTTAGCGGCATGGTCGCGGACTTGCGCGATCGGGCAAAGTCCTTCCATGAGTTTGCCAAAATCAAGCGTGAATTTGAGGGGATTCAAGAGGCGCTTGGCTTCGGCGCGTCGTCAGAGGAAGAGGAAGAGGAAGCAGCCCCCGCTTCGCCTCCCCCCGACCCGAATGTGCCCCCCTTCGCCGTTCGCAAGATCCCCTTCTCCGGCTCAGCAATCAGCGGGGGGCAAGACATCAACTGGGTTTCGCGAGCCACGGAAGATGGTACCCCAAAGCCATTTCAGGATTGGGCGATGGAAATGGCTGCTGCAAATCCGCAGTTTGCCACCAATGTCGTTGAACAGGCTACCCGCATTATCGACAATTCCTCGATCGGTGCTCTCATCAAGCAGGCCGCGGAGCGAAACGCCGCGGGGGGCGTAGCGCGAGTTCCCGCTGCCCTTGGAACTGGCGCGGTACCTGCCAGCACACCGAGTGGCTACACGCCTCCATGATGCACTACAGCCCAATGCAAGAGCGCGTAGCGGGCAAAATTCTAACTTTTCTTCTCGAGTGCAAAGATATGTGCTTTACGCCTACGCGCATTTGGGAAGGCATGAAGGAAGAGACATACCGGCACGTGACAGAAGTACTTGCTATGCTCGTGCAAGATAGCAAGATAGAGAAAGTGGATCGTGGTATCTATCGCTGCTTGCAGGAAGGGAACTCATGAACGTCTTTATTGCTTTGATACTCGCGACGCTCGTTGGATGCGCGGGTGCTTCGCCCTCGAACCCCACGGACGCCGGTACTGAAGCCGACGCAGCAATCGCCTGCGTGTGCGCCTCGAGGACGCTCTTCTCCGTCTGGCTAGCCCCCACGGAAGCTGGTGTGTCGCAGTGCGTGTGCGTAGCGAGTCCCTACGTGTGCTTAGGGCGAAGTGACTGCACCTGCTACGCCGAAAATGCAGCAGCCTTGATCGGTGTTGCGTGCTCGAATAGCGCGAACTACTGCTACGAAGGCGCCGTGTCCCCGGTTTTTCACTGCATTCCATGAGAGCTTGACTTCTGGTACACTCCGCGCATGAGCCAATTTGCTGCTATGCGCGGAGCTGTCTCTGGTGCGCCTCATGCTCGAGTTGGTCTAGGGGGTGCGGCCCTACTTGCGCAATCATTAGGCACATCATCTACAGTCTCAAGTCTTGTCAATGTAAGTGGAGCTCAAGGTAGCG